GGATTTCTTTTGCTTCTCTTCTGCTTCAGCAGATTTAGATCTGCGGATCGTAAATCCAAAGAGCTTTATTGCATCATTATCAGCCATATTAGTATCCTGCGATGAAAAAATAGTGGCCGACCGAAGCCGGCCACTTTGTATTTATAACTTACGAAGTAGTTGCGCTTTCCCAGTACTGTACTTGGAACTCGACCTGAAATCTCTCAATTTCGTTCGTAGTAGCATACGAAAGATCAATTGCAGAGACGCTGGTTGGGAAACAACCTCTAAAGTTATATGTTTTTAAGACACCTTCATCACGGTCTAATTGTTCAACTACCAGATCCGCCTGATAATCGACCGGAGCTGTAAGACCAGTATTTGCTTGGTGAGCATTCATACCGTTCATCCATCGCTCCATAGCATTACGGACCGAAAAGTCTGTGTCGTTTATGATTGTGACAGTCCATACATCAAATGTACGGTCTCCAGCAATTTTTAAGATTCTCCCTCGAAAAGGAACATCTATTGCTGCCATTGTTGATGCTGGAAGTTGAGCAGTTTCACAGAGGAAGCTAGTCAATTCCACATCACCGTTAGCATAAGCTGGAAAGTTGATAGTCGCCTTGAATAAATTCGGTCTAGCGCCACCACCTCTCAGTTTAGCTTTAAAATCGTCTACACCTAAGATAGCCATTTAAATTTCTCCTATTGCGCTTGACGTCAATTAAAAGTTAAGGCCTACAACTTCTTCGAAGTCGACGCCGGTTCTAACTGCCACAAAGTTCAGTGTGACGTAGTTAATAGAGCGTGCTGGCTTAATGAAGATGTTACAGACAAATTCGTTTCTATCTATGACTGCCGCAGTGTTATTTGTTTCGTCACAAACGACACGGAAGTCAGTGATACCTCTTCGACCTTGGATTTCCCGAAGGAAAGGTTCGACCACGTTTACGAATTCCGCCCGAGTAAACTCATCGTTGAATTCAAACATGACGTTACGTGCTGCTAATGCAATAGCACGCTCGATTGCCAAGAACAATCTACGGACGTTAATCCGATCAAATGCCGAAGGTCTTGCCAACATAGTCTTATCACCGAAGAGAAGAATACCTTGACCTGGTAAGTTAGCAATCGGATTGATGCCAGACTTATATAAGGTGTCTCTTTCACTTTTTGTTGGAGAATAAGAAATGTTTGTGATACCAAGATATTGACCTCTTCTTGGACCCGCTGGGGAGAAGAATGGTGCAGCAACACGGTCAGTGTTAGCAAACAGACCTGCAGTCGAAGATGACGCTGGGATCTGAATGTATTGATCGTTGTACTTATCATAAACCTTCAGGTAGTTGTTATCCATGAAGAGATAAGATGAACGAGTAACACCGCTTGCAATGAAGTCAACCGTGTCAGTTACTGGTGAGTTGTTGTTAATGATTGCTGAACGAGGTGGTGAAGCAACAACCACGCAGTCTTTACGTGTGCTTTGTGCAATAGCTACCATATCGTTGATGACCGTTCTTTGGTCAATGGTGCTATTCATACCAGGAGCAATCATCATATCGATCTCGATGTTATCAACATCTTCGAAGAGATCAAAGCCAGTTGCATATTCAGTTGTGGTAAGTGCAGCAGAATTTACACCGGAAGTAAGCGAGAAGTCGATAGCCCATACGTCATCACTATCATGATTTGTTGATGCGTTAACTATTTGACCGAAATCTCTGTCAGTAACTGCATCTGTTCCAAAGTTAAGAGCATTAAATACGTTAAAGGATGCAGAATCTTCGCCTTCTACATCATAGCCTTCGCCAGCTAAGTAAATGTAGCTTGAAGCGTTATTGATAACGTCTTTCACATAGTTAGTAGAACCATCAGCATTTAAAGCGTTCTTTGCTCTTGAAAGGAATGGGAATGTTTCTAGAACAGTACCCTTTGTACCACTAATTAAGCCGTCTTCGTCTATAACTACGACGTGCATTTCGTCATTTTTGGCACCAAAGTCTGATGCAAAGTCTGATGTGCCTGGGGCAGCATCAAACTGATCTACATAAGTCCAAGCAGTAAAAGCGTCAGCTGTTGTAATAGTAGAAGCTTTATCTGCAGCAGCACCTAAAACCGAAATTTTAAGTGAGTTACCGAGTTCACCTGGGAATCGTGCTGCCCAGCTGATGTTACCACCAGCAGAATCTTTAGTAGATAATGGTGTACTATTAGTTGCACCAAGTGTTGAAACTTGGTTATCGAAATCTGTTTCGTTCTTGATAACTGGTGCTTGATAATAGAAAGATGTTCCTGCATCGGAATCGTTATCGCCAGCATCGAAGAAAGAGTTTTTAGCAGCGCTCGTAATTTCACGAACTACTTGAAGTGAGTTTCCATAACGTAGGAAGTACGCTGCGGAATGAAAATCTATTGTGTTATCGGAGTCTGGTGTACCAAATACCTCGGCCAACCTGGCTTCGTTAGATATTAGCGTAGTCTCTTCTGCTGGACCCCAGCTGAAGTCGCCAACAAACGCACCGGTTGAAGTTTGTACATTTGGCACCACCCCCGTAAGGTCGATCTCCTTGACCGTAATGGCCGGAGACGCAGAAGGAGTAAATAACGCCATGACTTTTGTCCTCTATAGAGTTAATGATAAGTGTCCATAATACGAATATTCAATCGCTCTTATTTATAATAAGGCAAATTTTACATATCATTAGAATATTCGATAGCCCACTCACCATTAAAATTGTCTTTAGCTTCTATACGTGCTATTTCTTCACTGCCATCATCAATAATACCAAATGGAACAATATCATTTTCTATTTGATTCATTTTATCTTGATATAGCATTTGTTTTAGATTAATATCAGTCATATCAGAGAACATCTGAGTCTGAACAAAGTAACCAAACATGACCAGATTCATCATTAAATCGTCGTGGTTACCATCAGATGCCTCGTATGATTGACCTTTACCAATAAAAGTAGAGCATTCTAAAATAGTATTTTCATCACATATTTGAATCTTACCGGTTTCCATAATATCTTTAATACCTGAACAACCGATTCTTTTAACCTTTCTAGTCATTTCTATGCCAAGGGCATTTGCTTTTACTACAGATTCTACGTGCATATTTTCATATTCATAATCGTGATATAAGCCGTTACAGACTAATGCACCTTGATCATTTGATTCAATAACAACATAAGCTTCATTATATAATTTTGCGTACTTATATATAGTGGTAGGGAAGAGTATAGGTGACATAGTATTACAGCGATAAACAGCAACCTGTTTAAAAGGCTTTGTGCTAATATCGATCAAATTAAAAGTAGAATAGTCCTGTCCTCTTCCCTTTGATACGTCTACGGTCATAACGTATTCATGATTTTTTTTAGGCTCACTATAAATTAAAAGATCGCCACCTTCTAAAACTTGTGTAGGCTGTTTAGCTCTTAGCTTCATTAAAGTTTCAGCATTAATTAACGTATCACCAGTCCCGAAGAACGTATTACCAAATTCTTGATCAAACTGTAATTGTGATGTATTAGCAATAGTCGAGTTCTTCCAATTTTCATCTCGTCCTGGTACGTCCCACCAATCCACTCGAAATGGTTTGAACTCGTTTACACCTTGCTCTGCACCTTGCCAAATGTTATAAAACATATTGCCGATACCATTTGCGGTAGAAGTAACGATTACCTTTGTGTCTTTACCAGATGATATAACAGGATATGTTGATGTATAGAATTCTGCTGCACGCTCAACAAATGCAAACTCGTCTAGGTAAAGCAGACTGACAGACAAACCACGAATAGAGCTACCACTAGTTGCAGCAGCAAGGATACGGCTGTTATTACTGAACTCAATCGAACCTTTATTAAGGGCCTTACAACCAGGTTGTAAAAAGAAAGGTATGTTTTCAAGCATGAGCGTAACACGGGATAACATTTCCCTTGCCGTTGCACCTTTGTTAGCCAATACCGCAACCGTTTTCTCGGGATTGAATAGTGCGAACCAGAGTAGGTATGCACATGCTGAGATCGATTTGCCTGATTGCCTACAAGCGAGAACCACACTAAACCTATGCTCATTGAAAACCTCAAACATTTTCTTTTGATAAGGATATAGCTCGAATGGAACTAGCCCCTTATCAAGTGAGATTACTTTACAATAGTTTTCTGCAAAGTATGCTGGATCATTCATACACTTTGCGTATTCTTGTATTAGATCAGCGGTCCATTCCTGGGTTACGCCGTCTCTTTTGACGTTTATGTTACCGAGATAAGTGTCATTCATTATCATTTAATCTGGGGGTTATATCTACCACATTGGATAGATCTTGCTCCTCACTTTTTTTCAATAATTTCTGTAGTTCAGCAGTAGATCCTACGAATAGATTATTTGTAGTACTACCACCTGGAAGTTCCTTTGGCTCTTCCGTAATATCCTTATGTTTCTTATTTAGGTCCATAAGTTTATCGTTCACATCAGCAACATTTTTAATTAACCCTGATAACACTTCGAACGCTCGCGGGTGCTCGCTCTCGCGTGCGACCTCAATCATTTCTTCAAGTGCATCTCTACCTTTGTTGATTAGATCAAATAAGGTTTCTCTTGAATAATCATAATCCGATTTTATGTTGTCATGCTTCATGATGCCGCACTATCTGCTGCCAATGTAATATTAGTCGTAAATCCAAAATCACTATCTGGACTTACACCTAATGGATTAGGAAGTACTTGGATAGTTTCAAGTTTGATATCTGAATCTGCTCCAATAGTATATAGCACATTACGTACGTCACGAATAATACCACCACTCTCGATTGGACCATAGAAACTAGCATGCATACTAAAATCTAATGTATAGATTATAGTTCTTCTTTGTTCAAGTGCCCCTTCGTAATCATCAGCATATGTTACGCCGTTTAAAACAATAGGAACATCTTCAAGAAAATCACTTATACCTGAAAATGGTTTAATTGTTAATGAATATTGAGGATTAAAATATGGTATAATTTGCTCTACAATTTGTAATGCATCATCTTGTTGTCTTGCATATACATTTAATTGAAATGTAAGAGTGTAAGGACATTGCTGTTGGATTGAATCTCGACTAGTAATTGATCCTTCCGTAGCATAATTAAATTTTATTTGTTTATTTAATTGTCTTTCAGGCGCATATGCTAAAGATGTCATTTCAAAAGACATACGAGGAAGCTTAACGGCGACCTGGGTATTCTCTCTTAAATCAGGATTTTCCCTAATACGATCCAAGAACTTTTCTCTTGGTGCATACGCTAATGGAACCTTAACTTGACTTAATACCTGACCAGATGCATCTTTTCGGAGAACGTATATGCCATTGAAGAGTGAACCGAACATCGCCACACTCTTACGTATTCTTTCATGGTAAAAATAATTAAACATTAATCAGGTTCTCCAAATGGATTACT